TTCGCTTTTGAGTGGGTTACAAAATGGGTTATTTTTCATCGCTCGGCGTATACTCCGCCAGTGTCTCTGACACAGCCATCGCGGCAGCTGCATCACGACCATCAACGGCGTGGCTATACCATCCAAAAGTATCCATGCCCCGGCTGTGTCCCACCATCCGGCGAAGCTGCGCCGGTGACACGGCATCTTCAACCAGACTCACAAATGTATGCCGAAGTTCATACAGGCTAATGGGCGGATCGATGCCGTTGCAGCGCTGGTAGAACTGCCAGTAGTTGTATAAGCTCTGCTGGTTTTCCAGCAAAAACACAGGATCATCGTCTCGCAGCGAACGTTCCTCTTCTATGGTACGCTGCTGGAGCTGAGCGCTTAGTTCGGCCACCGCCAGTGGGTGCAAGACCACAGTGCGGATTGCATTCTCATTCTTGCCGGTCGTCTCTTCGTTTTGGCGGTTGATTGCTCGTTCAAGGTGCAACCGGTTGCCTGCCACATCGCCTACACGCATCCCCAGCAGCTCCCCTGGGCGCAAGCCGGTCATCACAGCCAGACGATAGGCGTGGATGTTCTCGTCAGGCACCACTTTTCCACGCACCGTGCGGGTCTCGGTGGAGAGAAGTACACGCAGCGCATCCGGCTGCAAAATCTTCTTGCCCTTGTTTCGTGCGCCTTTGGGCACCATCAATCCTTCGTCCTCTGGCCGTAAGTTCGTATATTTATGCTGGCGGGCCCATTTCACAAAGGATACTTCTACACCCCGAATGCCTTGCAGGGTCTTCTTCGAAAGGTTTCCTTTGCTCCTTCGCTTACTGTCCGGGTTCAAGCATCCCTCTCTATAGGACCGGTTCAGCACGTCCTGCAGGATTCCTGTGTTCAGGTCTCCGATACGCAATGCACCGATTACGGGCAGGATATAGTTCTGTCCAAACTTTTCTACCTGATCCTGGTAACTCGTTCCACCAGTGGCTCGCACTGATATCATATATTCTGCCCAGACCTCCGAGCATCGTTTTGTGGTATTGCAAATACCCTCATCCAGCCAAGCATCGGCCTTTCGATTCGCTTCTCGTTGACCGGTGCGCCCAGGCTTCGAGCTGGTAAAGGTCCGGCGCACACCATTCTTCTGCACTTTGATTTGCCACCGATTTTGGTTGGGCAGCCATTGGGCCGTATTCGTCCGTTGTCCCATAAAATAAAACCTCCTCTGGGTACACTTTGACAAGCCCGCCCAAAAGAGGTATAATCGCAGTGTCGAGTGTGCGATGACCTCCTTTGGAGCGAGCCGCTTATCTTAACTCCCTCGGTGTTGGTAGCACCGGGGGAGTTTTTTATTTATCAGACCGCTTTGCGTCCTTCTGCTTTGCCGCCTGCAATGTAATGCTCATAGTACTTTGCATTGTCATCGCCAAACAGGGCAACCAGATCGGGGTTATTTGCCTTGTATGCCGCAAGATTGAACTCTGCGTTACCTTGGCGGCCTTCCTTCATGCCGCTGTTGATGAAGTGCTCAAGATACTTCCACTGGTTGTCTCCCAAGGAGGCAGCCAGGTCCGCATTGTTTTCTTTGTAGAAATTGTAGTCGTATACAGACGAATACTTGTTCACCAGAACATCATATGGCTGATTGGTCGGGTCAATTCTGAAATGCCCGGAATACAAGGCCTTTTGGTTGACAGTTTCTTTGCTACCGTCCATATAGATCACATCGGCCTGCGTAACAGCCAGCTCATCAATCGTCCCGTTATACCAAAGGTTATCCCATTCAACCGCATCGCAGTATACTGCATTTTGAAGTTCATCATCGGTCAGGAAAACAGCCGGAGTCATACCCGAAGGCACATTGATATAGGAATCCCAATAGTACGCGTTCCCATCCTTATCCAGGAAAATCCGATGTCCATTCCGCTCTTCTGCTCCGATATAATAATCCGTTGCAAGCTGTTGCTGAACTTGGAACGGGCCACGATTTCCCATAGATGACGGCGTCGCTACCGTAGTTGCAACGGTCCTGTCAAATGTCGTTGGTTCGATCGGCCCAACCAGCTGCGCCTGCACCGAAGAATATCCGCGGATCGTGCAGGATGCACGGTCGCCCACCGCGTTAAACGGAACCATCGTGAACGTAACATACTTGATGGTTTTGCCCGAATTATTTCGGAAGCAAATCGTCGGGGTAACCCCATCTGCCGAATTGACCGTGAAATAAACATCCGTCAGCTCAATGGATGGCTTTGCAGCCCATGCAGTGCAGGTAAACGCCAGCATTGCTGCAACTGCAAAAAGCAGCGCTACAAGTTTCTTCCTCATACAAAAGACCTCCTATTTTGTGTCATCATCGCGGGACGTTCCCTCGATTTTTCCAATTTTGTTACGAGTTGTTACTTTACTATTGATTTTCAAACCCAAAAGTTGTATTATTGTTTTTACAAAACAACTAATGCGCAGGAGGTACATATGGATACGAACTCAGAACATCAAAAAGAATCTGATGTGCAACGTCAGTCCTATATCGAGGCCATCATGCAGTTACTAGAAAAGGCCGATATCCGCAAAATTGATCTCGTATGGACATATGCGAAACATCTCATTCAATAAGGCTGACATCTGACGGAGAGCTTCACTGCTCCTCGTCTTTTTTTTGCGTCAATTTTTCAGCCATTCGTTCCAAGAGTTCCCATTCAGCAGGTTCAAGCCCTGCCAGCATCTCCACAAATCGACGGCGGAAGTCACTGCTGTCGCCCGCTGTCACATCACCAATAAACGCCGTAAGCCGCTTGTCCGGCAGGATTGCCTTAAAAGGTTCACCCTCTCCCGTACGCAGCCAATGCTCATCTACATTGAACTCCCGGCAAATGTCGCTAATCGTGCGGTCGCTGGGGGCTTTTGCACCGGAACAAAGTTCTGATGCAAAAGGCTGTGAGATGTGCAAGCGGTTTGCGAAATCAACCTTTTTCAGACCGAGTTCTTCAATGATTTTCTTTATACGCTCGTTCATTTGTATCACCTCCTTCTATTTCGGATTGTACCACGCGGGTGCTACTGTGTCAAGGATTAAATTTAGCTTAGCTAATAATTTCGTGCTTGACATTGTAGCATAGCTATGCTATAGTATAGCCAAGCTAAGGTATGCTTAGCAAATCAACCCGAAGGGAGGTGAACCACATGACCGACAACAAAAAGCCCAGCGAACCTGTGGAAGAGGAACGCCGGGCGGAGCTGGAAAGCGAGATCGAAGAGCTTGAACGCCAGACGGAAAGGAACGAAGCAGAGCGCTGGGCACGTATCGAAAAGAAAGAAAGGGCCGCAGATATTCTTTCTACCCTTTCGTTAGTGTTCAGCATCATCGTCCTTCTGATTACTTTAGCAAAGTGACTATAGCGGCAATGATAGACACTACAAGGCTGATTCTTGCACGAACTTCTGCCTTTTGGGCGCGAATTTCTGCGTTTTGTGCACGTTTCTCAGTTTCTTCAAAGTGCTGCTGTCTGCGTAATTCCGAACGCCCGCCGACATTGATTTGATAGATGTAGTCCGGTCCGTCATAAGGATCCACATAGCCATCTTCATCTTGATATCGAGAAACCATATCGTGCTTGTACAGCCAATACAGCGTTTCATCGTCTGCCGACACTCCGCGCTTTTCCATCTGATAACCGGAAAACGCTTCATCCGGGTGCTCATTCAAAAATCTAAGAACTTTCAACGTTTTTACATCAAGCATCTTTACACTTCCTTCCTACGCCAGTATAGCACGGGAAGGACACCCTCCACAACCCACCCGATGATGACCTCCGGCACAGGTCGAAACGCCCTTCGGGGCGTCGTGGGAGCCACCCACAGAAAGGAGTGCTACATATGGCACGCAACAAGAATAATACCCTGACCCCCGAAGCCTACGGCCTGACCATTCAGGAAGCGACGCGGCTGATCCGCATCCATGACATGTGCAAGGGCATGGACGAAACTTCGTTCGAGCAAATGGAGACCGCCGCCCGCAGCATCAAGCTCGTGGCAACTCTGAAATCCCTGAACGCCCGCCCCGGCGGGGCCGCATGAAGGGAGGTGAACAACGTGAAAAAGCCTTACTTAAAACTCCGCCGCCGCATTGAAGATGAGGGACTAGAGCAGAAGCAACTGGCTGTACTGGCCGGTATGGGAAACCGGACGCTGAACAGGCGTTTGAACGTTCCGGAATCACAAGGCGAATGGAACAGCAAGGAAATCGTCGCCATCTGCCGAGTCGTCGGCATCTCACAGGAAGAAATCGGAGAGTATTTCTTCCCCTGTCTTAAAAAGGAGGACAAACCCGCATGAAACTCAAGCACTTCACCATCGGTGCCCTGGCCCTCATCGGCGCGGGCGAGATCATCCGCCGGGTCGTGCAGGGCACGGCCTGGGCGCTGAGCGCCTGGGGCGGCTGGGACGCCACCGAGGCCACACGGGCCGCACCGTGGCTCTGCGCCGCAGTGGCCGCCGGACTTGCGATGTCGTTTTACGGCATGTACCAGGATAACCAGCAGTACGAGCGCCAGAGCTACGGCAAGGTGGACTGCTCCGCCTACCGACAGGACCGGAGGGGCGCATGAAAAGCAAATGAGCCCGCCCATGCTGGTAACACGGACGAGCCCAAAAGGTGATGGAATTGCAAGCCCCATCACCTTGATGATATCACATCAGAAAGGATTTTACAAATGAAAGGTATTTTAGCCGAACCGGGCAAGGCCCCGGTAATCGCATCCCTGCCCGACAGCCTGTGGGCTATTGAGAACCGGCTGGGCACACCCTGCGAGATGATCGTGCTGCCCCGCACCCCGGCGGTGCTGTTCGTGGGCCGGTACGATGGCCCCATCCAGCCCGCCAGCCTGTTCAACCGGAAGTACCGGAACCGCCAGCTTTACGGGCCTATCCTCTGCTACGGCTGGAAGGGCAACAACATCCAGCCCATGAGCAAGGATGTGCAGACCGAGATGCTGGACCGCTTGAAGGGCACGGAGGTAAAGGTATGAGCGAGTACATCATCAGCCAGAACTGCAACGGGGTCCACTATGCCTATTCCCGTGGGAGGTTCTGGCGCTGGGACGAGTCTGCACACGTCTGGAAAGAAAGCCATCTTCTGGCCCAGAAGTTCGGCAAAGCCAAGACCGTTGAAAAGCGGCTGACCCCGGAAGCGTTTCTGACCAGCGACGAGTTCATTCCGATGGATGACTACGAGCTTCCGGATCAGATGCTGACCGCCCTCAGGGATGCCAAGCCCTGCAAGAACGCGCCCATTGAACCGGTGGAGGAGGAATCCGAATGTGCAACTGCCCAGAATGTGGCTGCTGCTGTGATTACGGCCGAGAATGCTGTCCCGACTGCCACAGTGGCAACACCGACCACCTCGGAGAGCGGGGCGGATGCAAGCGTATCGACCCCCGCGACATCCCTGCAGAACTGCGAATTGGCCCCTGCCGCATCGGCGGGCGGTTCTTCTGTATCAACAGCTGGTGCCATGCAGGACAAGCCCCTGACCTTTATCCGGGAGGACAAGTGCCCGGCGTTTGATTATTCTGGCCTGACCGACCAGACCGTGGAGGACCTGCACTTTGCCGAGGACGAATACCGCCACGGCAAGCAGATGGCCGAACGTGGCCTTGTCCATATGGGCAATGCCGTTGCCGCCGCCCATGATGCGCTGTGCGATACCGTTGTCGCACAATGCGACAACGGTATCGCACAAAAAGAGGATACTTTCAGAGCATGGTGCCTCTCCATCGGCATCACCAAGGACAGCGCCTACCGGCTGCTGCAGGCCTCCGCCCTGATGGACGGCAGCAGCCCCCGCCAGCGGGCCATTCTGGAAGCCCTGCCGCCTACCTTGCTGTATGCCGTGGCAAAGCCCAGCGCCCCGGAGGAGCTTGTGGAGAAGGTCAAAAACGGCGACATCACCACGAACAAGCAGTATCAGGCACTGCTGGCTCAAATCAGGGAAAAGGGCGAAGCCCTTGCCGCCGAGAAAGCCCGCGCCGATGCTGCTGAAAAGTCTGCTCAAAACGCCCACAAAGAAAACTCCTATTTCAAGGAGCTGGTGAAAAGCGCCGAAGCCCAGACCTCTAAGGACGCGAAAAAGCGGGAGGAAGCAGAAAACCGCTATGAATCCGCTCTTGCAGACATCAACGGCCTGACTGAGAAAAACGCCCAGTTGAAAGCACAGGTCGATGCCGCCGAGGCGCGTGAAGAGGAAGCCTGGAGGATGCAGAGCAAGGCCGAACAGCGCGCCAAGACCGCTGAGGAAGCCCTCAAAAAACAGCCCATCGCCGCCGTGGTGGACAAGGAAGAGGTGGCGCGTCAGGCCAGAGAAATAGCCGCTGAGATGACTGCCGACCTGCGGGCACAGCTGGAACAGGCCTCTTCCGGTAGCGAACAGGACGCCCGGAACGCCTATGACAGCATCCTGCGAACTGACCGTTCTATCGAGAACATCTGGCAGACCGTAAAGCCGCTATTCCGAAAAATGCCAGCGGAACAGCGGGAGGATGCCGCAAATCACCTCGTTCACACACTGGCAAAGATTCAAGGAGAGGTATCCAAATGTCTGTAACCATCACATCTCTCGAAGCCGAAAATGTCAAGCGCATTAAGGCCGTTGCGCTCACCCCTGCCCCCACCGGGCTCACCCTCGTGGGCGGCAACAACAATCAGGGCAAGACCAGCGTACTGGATGCCCTTGCCTGGGCCCTGGGCGGCGACCGCTTCCGCCCGGACGCTGCCGTACGGGACGGAGCCATGGCTCCCGCCCACCTCAAGGTCACGCTCTCCAACGGCGTGATCGTGGAGCGCAAGGGCAAGAACAGCGCTCTGACCGTCACCGACCCCACCGGGCGGCGCAGCGGCCAGCAGCTTCTCAATGCCTTTATCGAACCGTTGGCCCTTGACCTGCCCCGCTTCATGGAGGCATCCGACCGCGAAAAGGCAGACATCCTGCTCAAGATCATCGGCATCGGCACGGAACTGCACACCCGCGATCTGGAAATCAAATCGCTCTATGACAAGCGCACCTTCACCGGCCAGCTGGCCCAGCAGAAAAAACACTTTGCCGAGGAGCTGATTTATTACCCGGATGCTCCGGAGGAGCCGGTCAGCGCTTCCGACCTCATCCGCCAGCAGCAGGAGATTCTGGCCCGGAACGGTGAGAACCAGCGCAAGCGCGATCGGCTGGCCCAGCTCACAGATCTGTTCGAGAGACAAAAGAAGGTCGTTGCAGACCTGGAATTTCAGTTGAGCACGGAAAAGCAGCGGCTGACCACGATGCAGGCCGACGTAAAAATCGCCCAGACATCTGCCGCAGATCTGCAGGATGAATCCACCGCCGAACTGGAGGCCTCCATCCAGAACATTGAGGAGACCAACCAGAAGGTGCGGGCCAATCTGGAAAAGGCCCGTGCCGAGGATGAAGCGGCCCGGTATGCCAGCGACTACGACAAGCTCACCGAGGCCATCACCCAGAAGCGGGCCGACCGCATGGCCCTGCTGAACGGCGCCGATCTGCCCCTGCCGGAGCTGAGCGTGGAGGACGGTGCCCTTACTTATAAAGAAAAGCACTGGCGGGATATGTCCGGCAGCGATCAGCTGCGAGTGGCAACCGCCATCATCCGGCGCCTGAACCCGGACTGCGGCTTTGTTCTGCTGGACAAGCTCGAACAGATGGACATGACGACCCTGGCCGAGTTTGGCCGCTGGCTGGAATCCGAAGGCCTGCAGGCCATCGCCACCCGTGTCTCCACTGGCAGTGAGTGCCAGATCATCATCGAAGACGGCATGGTCAAGGGGGCTGAATTGCCCATCCGGACCGAACCATCTGAACTTCAGCCGAAGAGCTGGACGAAAGGAGCTTTCTGATGAGCAAGTATTCTATCACGACCGGCATCCTGGATTCCCCGGTCAAGACCGTTCTGTATGGCCCCGAAGGGATCGGCAAGAGCACCTTTGCTTCCCACTTCCCCGACCCCGTCTTCATCGACACCGAGGGCGGCACCAAGCGGCTGAACGTTGCCCGTCTGCCTCAGCCAACCAGTTGGGCCATGCTGCTGGACGAGGTGGCCGAGGTGCGCAAGGGGAACATCTCCTGCGGCACACTGGTCCTCGACACCGCCGACTGGGCCGAACGCCTGGCCATTGAGGCCGTCTGTGCAAAAGCCAAGGTGGATGGGCTGGAAGGCTTTGGCTACGGCAAGGGCTACACCTACCTGAAGGAGGAGTTCGGCAAACTGCTGGACGCACTGGAAGAGGTGCTGAACACCGGGCACAACGTTCTGGTCCTTGCCCATGCGGCCATCACCAAGTTCGAGCAGCCGGACGCGGCGGGCAGCTACGACCGCTGGACCATGAAGACCACGAAACAGGTGGAGCCGCTGATCCGGGAGTGGTGCGACATGCTGCTCTTCGTCAACTACCAAACCGTGGTGGAAAAGAGCAGCAGCGCACCCAACGCCAAAAACAAGGTGACCGGCGGCCGCCGGGTCATGTACACCACCCATCACGCCTGCTGGGATGCCAAGAACCGCTTTGGCCTGCCCGATGAGATGCCCTTTGATTATGCCGGCATCGCTTCCTGCATCCCCGGCGCTTCGCCTGCACAGGCTGCGCCGCGTTCCGAGCCGAAGTTCCAGAGCAAACCGGAGGCTGACATCCTGCCCACCCCGGAACCGCCGAAGCCGGAAGCGAAACCTGCGGCCCCGACCTCCAACGTGCCGCCCATGGAGAGCACCCGCAAGGACGTGCTGCTCAGTCTGGGGGTGCCGGAGAAGCTGGCCGCGCTGATGAGCGCCAACCATGTCAGCGCCGAGGAGCTGCAGGGCGTTGTAGGCAAGCGGGGGTATTTCCCGGAAGACATGCCCATCCGGGATTACCCCGCCGAGTTTGTGGAGGGCTGCCTGATCGGTGCCTGGCCGCAGGTGTTCCAGATGGTGCTGGACAACCGTGATATCCCGTTTTGATTTTGAAAGGAGAATTTTCTGATGAACGATATGAATACCACCGACCGCGCTCTCGACTGGGACGACGAGGTCAGCAATGAACAGCCGGAATTTGTGCTGCTGCCGGAGGGCGAATATGCCTTCGAGGTCACCGAGTTGGAGCGCGCCCGCTACGAGGGCAGCGCCAAGCTGCCGCCCTGCAAGATGGCCAAGCTGACCCTGCACATCTTCGGCGGGGACAAGGGCGACGCCACCATCACCCACCGCCTCTATCTGCACACCAAAACGCAGGGGCTGCTGGGTGCATTCTTCGAGAGCATCGGACAGTGCAAGCGCGGGGACACCTTCCGCCCCCGCTGGTCTGAAATCGTTGGGTCGAAGGGCTGGTGCAGGCTGGGCATCTATGAGTACACCAAGAAGAGCGGCCCGAAGGCCGGTGAGACGGGTCAGGGCAACGAGGTGATCCGGTTCCTGCCGCCGCCTGCGCCCACCGCAGCCCCCTCCACCGGCTGGAAACAGGGGGCATTCTAATGGCACAGGAACTCAGACCCTATCAGCAGGCCGCGCGGGACAGCGTCCACAAGGAGTGGGAGAACGGCCGTCTGCGCACACTGCTGGTGCTGCCCACCGGCACCGGCAAGACCATCGTGTTCGCTTCCGTTGCCGCCGACCAGGTGCGGGCGGGTGACCGGGTGCTCATCCTGGCCCACAGGGGCGAGCTGCTGGAACAGGCAGCGGACAAGCTCCAGCGTTCCACCGGGCTGGTCAGCGCGGTGGAGAAGGCAGAGTCCACCTGCCTGAACAGCTGGTTCCGAGTGGTCGTTGGGTCTGTCCAGACCTTGCAACGCCCCGCCCGGCTGGAACGTTTTCCGCATGACTACTTCGGCACCATCATCATCGACGAAGCCCATCACGCCATCACAGACGGCTATCTCCGCATTCTGGAATACTTTTCCTCGGCTAAAGTCCTGGGCGTGACCGCCACCCCCGACCGAGGCGATATGCGGAACCTGGGCGAGGTGTTCGACAGTCTGGCCTATGAATACAAGCTGACGGATGCCATCAAAGAGGGATATCTGTGCAAGATCATGGCCCAGACCATCCCCCTGAAGCTGGATATCTCCGGTGTGGCGCTCAGCGGCGGCGACTATGCTGTGGGCGAGCTGGGCACCGCGCTGGACCCTTATTTGGAACAGATCGCCGCCGAAATGGAGCAGCGCTGTCAGGGCCGGAAGACTGTCGTTTTCCTGCCGCTCATCAAAACGAGCCAGAAGTTCCGGGATTTGCTCAACGCCAGGGGGTTCCGGGCCGCTGAGGTCAACGGCCAGAGTGCCGACCGCCGCGAAGTGCTGGCCGATTTCGATGCCGGGAAGTACAACGTGCTCTGCAACTCCATGCTGCTCACCGAGGGCTGGGACTGTCCGTCGGTGGATTGTGTGGTGGTGCTGCGGCCCACCAAAGTCCGCAGCCTGTACAGCCAGATGGTGGGCCGGGGCACCCGGCTGAGCGAAGGCAAGACCGACCTGCTCCTGCTCGATTTCCTGTGGATGACCGACAGGCACGAGCTGTGCCGTCCCGCTGACCTTGTCTGCGAGGACCGCGCCGTGGCCCAGCAGATGACCGAGAATCTGGCTGCGTCCGGCTGCCCCGAAGACATCGAGGAAGCCGCGGTGCAAGCCGGTGAAGATGTAGTCATGCAGCGGGAAGAAGCGCTGGCAAAGCAGCTGGAGGAACAACGCCGCAAAAAGGCCAGGCTCGTGGACCCGCTGCAATACGAAATGAGCATCCAGGCCGAAGACCTGTCCGGCTATGTTCCGGCCTTTGGCTGGGAGGCAGGCCCGCCCAGCGCGGAGCAGACCGCCGCCCTGGAAAAACTGGGAATCCTGCCGGATGCCGTGGAGTCTGCGGGCAAGGCATCGCTCCTGCTGGACCGGCTCCACAGCCGCCGGGACGAGGGACTCACCACCCCGAAACAGATCCGCTGCCTGGAGAAATACGGCTTCCAGCATGTGGGAACGTGGAGCTTCGATGCAGCCAAGCACATGATCGACCGCATCGCCGCAGGCGGCTGGCGCGGTGTTCCCAAGGGTGTGGATGCAAAGACCTACGTTCCGCCCGCCGCCCAGCCGAACGCGGACCCTGCCTGGGAATTTGGATGGTAATCGTACATGGAACATGAAAATGAACTCAAAGAGGCGCTGGATTTTCTCAGCCCGTCCGCCTTGAATTATGAGGAGTGGACCACCGTGGGCATGGCTCTGAAGCAGGCCGGGTTCCAGGTCTCCGCCTGGGAGCAGTGGAGTGCCCGCGACGCCGGGCGCTACCACAAGGGGGAATGTACCCGCAAATGGGAAAGCTTCCACGGCAGCGCGCAGCCAGTCACCGAGAACAGCATCTTTCAGCTGGCCTATCAGCAGGGCTGGACCGGCCCCGCCGGACACGCGCTGGACTGGGGCGACGAGATCTCTGCCGGAGCCAGCTCATCAGCGGACGGAAGGCTCGTAGACCCGCGCTGGGTAGAAGCCCGCGACCTGGATCTCCCCACGGAATGGCACCCCGCCGAAGAGCTGAAGCGCTACCTGCAAGCCCTGTTCGAGCCCGACGAGCATGTGGCCTATGTGACCGAGAGCTACCGCCGGGATGGACGCCCGGCCCCCACAAAGGGGTGCTGGGACCGCACCGCCGGGCAGCTCATCGAAGAACTGACCACCTGCGGGGATGACATCGGCAAAGTGGTCGGCGACTGTGACCCGGACGCCGGTGCGTGGATCTGCTTCAACCCGGTAGAGGGCGGCCGGAACAACGCCAACGTGACCGATTTCCGCTATGCCCTCGTGGAGTGCGACAATATGGAGCTGGGCAAGCAGCTGGCCATCATCAAACAACTGGAACTTCCCTGTGCCGCGCTGGTCTATTCCGGCGGAAAAAGCGTCCATGCCATCGTCAAGGTCAATGCGCCCGACTACACCGAGTACCGCAAGCGGGTGGACTACCTCTATTCCGCCTGCCAGAAAAACGGCCTGCCCCTTGACCAGCAGAACCGCAACCCCTCCCGCCTGAGCCGGATGCCCGGCATCCTGCGCGGCGGGCACCGGCAGGCCCTGCTGGAAACGAACGCCGGCAAGAGCTGCTGGGAAGAGTGGGTGGACTGGTTCGAATCGGAGACGGACGAGCTGCCCGACTGGACGATCCGAAAGGACCTCTCCGAGATTCCGCCCCTGCGGGAACCGCTTATTGCAGATGTCCTGCGCAAGGGCCACAAGATGATGATCGCAGGCCCCAGCAAAGCAGGCAAGAGCTTCGCTCTCATCGAGCTGTGCATTGCCATCGCCGAGGGCACCACATGGCTGGGCCGCTTTTCCTGTGCACAGGGAAAGGTCCTGTATCTGAATCTGGAGCTTGACCCCGCATCCTGTCTGCACCGCTTCGCGGATGTCTACAATGCGCTGGGGCTGGCACCGGACCACTTCGACCAGATCGCCATCTGGGACTTGCGCGGCATTTCGGTGCCGTTGGACAAGCTGGCACCTAAGCTCATCCGACGGGCCAAGAAGCAGGGGTTCACCGCCATCATCTTCGACCCGATCTATAAGGTCCTGACCGGCGACGAGAACTCCGCCGAGCAGATGGCCAAGTTCTGCGGGCAGTTTGATATGGTCTGCCACGAGCTGGACTGCGCCGTCATCTACGCCCACCACCACAGCAAGGGTGCCCAGGGCGGCAAGCGCAGCATGGACCGAGCTTCTGGTTCCGGCGTATTCGCCCGTGACCCGGATGCCATGCTGGATATGACCGAGCTCGTCCCCACCGACGCCATCCGGGAGCAGCTCCACAACAAGGCCGCCTGCGCCGTCATCAAGCGCATCCTCGACAAGCGTGGGTTTGCCGACAGCTACGGCCCGGACGATGCGTTCAGCCGAACCCGGATGCTGGCCGTGGCAAAGGAGCATCTGGGCCTGTCCGATCTGCGGGCCATCGACGTCGAAGTCGCTGCGGCCGAGAAAAAAGCCGACAGTCTGACCGCCTGGCGCATCGAGGGCACCCTCCGCGAGTTCCCCCGCTTCGACCCGGTGAACCTCTGGTTCGACTACCCGGTCCATAAGCTGGACAGCGGGCTGCTGGAAGATTTGCAGCCGGAGAATGATGCACGAGCAACCGGCCGCTTTGGCGCAGCGAAACGGTGGGCTTCAAGTCCCGCTGAGCGTCAGAAACAGAGCAAAGAAAAAAACAGTCAGGAACTGTCGAATGCCTATGAAGCTTGCCTGATGGACGGAAAAGTTACAGTTTATGCACTGGCTGAGTATCTCGGATTGAAGCCTGATACGGTCCGCAGACGTATCAAAGCGGATGGTAGTTACTGGCTGGATGGCACTGAAGTTGGACGCCGCGAACCGGGAAGCTCCGGTTGATTTTCGGAAAGATAGGCCTACAATTCCGACATTTCCGTTTCCGAATTTCGGAAAAATGGGCCTATTCTTCCCGATTTCGGACGGGAAAATAGCCTATATAATATACAAATCCAATCCGTATGTGATGGGGTTCCCGGAGGATGGGGCGTAAGACAGCCCCCATCCCTCCGGAAGCCCTCCCCATCACGTTGGCTGGATCCAAAAAGAAAAAACGAGGTGAACACCATGCACATGCAATTCTTTATCCCTATGAAACCGCCTACTACGACCCACAACGACAAGCAGCTCCATGCGTACATGAAAGGCGGCAAGCCCTGTGCGGTTCTCCACGACAGCCCGGAGCTGAAGCAGACCCGCGCCAAGCTCCACGCCTGCCTCGCACCGTATGCGCCGGACAAGCCCATCCCGGCGGGTCGCCCGGTGCGGCTGCTGGTCAAGTGGATGTTCCCGGCAGACGGCCGCCGCAGCGGGGCGTGGCGCACCAGCAAGCCAGACACGGACAACCTCGAAAAAGCCCTCAAGGACGAGATGACCCGTCTGCACTTCTGGTACGACGATGCCCAGGTGTGCAGCGAGATCGTCGAAAAGTTCTGGGCCGACCCCTGCGGGGTGTACATTGTGGTGGAGGAACTGGAATGACCTACAAGGAAAAGCTCGTCTGGCTGAATCGGTATCGGGAAGCGGAACGGCTGTACCAGCGCTATTCGTACCAGCTGGCCGAAGCGCAGACTGCGACCCGGAATATCACACAGAACCTCAGCGCCGTCCCCGGTGGCAGCGGCGATGGCCAGAATCTTGCCAGAGCGGTCGAACGCGAGGAAGAAGCCGAGCGTAAAGCCTATGCCCAGCGGGCCGTCTGTGATAAGCTGTTTGAGGAGATCGACCTCGTCTTGAGACAATTGGATGATAATCGAAATTACAGCATCCTTCGCAGATATTATCTGGATCTACAGACCTGGGAGCGGATCGCTGATGAAACAAACTATTCGGTCCGCCGGATCTATGCCATTCGGAAAGGTTGCGTCGAGCGCTTGAACATCTGAAAAGAAGTTCATTGTGCATCATCTTGACAAGTGTTAAAATAGTATCATGGATGATCAGAGGAACGGAAGTTCGCTTCCTTTTTCTCGATCTCACGCAGCCCCCAGAACGTTTTCCTCCTCCCCGGCATCATCAACCTTGTGTACCTTACGCGATGGATTTCTCCTTTGCGCTCTTGGGGCTGCTTCAAAGACCTTTTCCCTGCATGGAAACATGCGGGGATTTTTTATGCTCAGAACGAGAGAGGTGGTGACGTGCCGAATGAGAAGAATCTGGTCTCGCTTGCTGACCGAACAACGAGAGAACAACGAGAGATCGCCCAGAAGGGCGGCATCGCCTCCGGTGCGGCTCGCCGCCGAAAGCGCTCGATGCGGGAAGCTGCCGATTACTACCTCAGCCTGCCGGAGACCGACCGCCGCCGGATGAACGCCATGCTGCGGGATCAGATCGACCCGGAGGACGTGGACAACCAGATGTCCGTCATCGTGGGCATCGCGGAACAGGCCAAGCGGGGCAACCCACAGGCGGCTTCGGTGCTGCTGAAGATGCTGGGCGAAGACACCCCGCAGGATGACCCCGCCGCAGACGCGCTGGAAGCGGCCCGTGAGCTGCTGGGAGGTGTAGACAGTGCCATTGACTGAGTTCCAGAAAGAATACCTCCGCAACTGCTCCCACCGTTGGAACGTCAAGACCGGGGCCACCCGCTCCGGCAAGACCTACCTCGACTGTGCCGTGACCATCCCGCAGCGCATCCTCGCCGCCAAGGGCGAAGGGCTGCTTGTGCTCATGGGCAACACGCTGGGCACTCTGGAGCGCAATGTTCTTTCCTTGATGCGGGAGCTTTGGGGGCCGGACCTCGTGGGCGTCATCCGAACCTCGGCGGCAGGCAATGTGGTCCAGCTGTTTGGCCAGAAGGTCTATGTCCTCGGTGCCGACAACAAAAAGCACATCGCCCGCATCCAGGGTGCCGCCTTTGAGTACGTCTACGGCGACGAGATCACGACCTGGGACGAGGGCGTCTTCCAGATGCTCAAAAGCCGCCTGTCCTGCCCGCATTCCCACTTTGATGGCACCTGCAACCCGGAAAGCCCGACGCACTGGTTCAAAAAGTTCCTGGACTCGGATGCGGATATCTACTGCCAGGCCTACACCATCGACGACAACCCGATGCTGCCGCCGAAGTTCGTGGCCGACCTGAAGCGGGAGTATATGGGCACCGTCTATTACAACCGCTTCATTCTCGGCCAGTGGATGGCAGCCAACGGCGTAGTTTACCGCCTGCTGGCCGACAGCCTCGCCGCCGGGGATGGGCGGTTCTTCTGGCCCGCCGAGAAGCAGCTCGCCCCCTGGCGCATCCGCGTCGGGGTGGACTTCGGCGGCAACGGCTCCAAACATGCCTTTGTGGCCACGGCCATCCTGCCGGGGTATTCCGGCGTGGTGGGGCTGGCCTCCCAGCGCATCGACCCAGTGGCGCAGGATGCCGACTATCTGGCCGACCGGCTCATCGAATTTTGCATCGCCATCTTTTCCCGCTACGGCGAGATCCAGTACATCTTCTGTGACTCCGCCGAGCAGACGCTCATCAACCACATCCGCAACCGGCTGCGCCACTGCAAACTGAGCTGGCTGGCCGACCGAGTGGAGAACAGCGCCAAGATCCGCATCAACGACCGCATCCGCCTGACCTGCATCCTGATGGGCGGCGGGCGGTTCTGGCTGATGCCCGAAGCGGCCACCCTCCGGGACGCCCTTGCGACGGCCCTGTACAGCGGCAAGCACCCCGGCATTGACGAGCGGCTGGATGACGGCAGCACCGACATCGACACGCTGGACGCCTACGAATACACCATCGAACGCGATTTCAAGAGGTTGACCAACACATGAACATTTCCGCCTTTCTGGGCTACCTGAACAAGACCCGCGGCTACCATCTGGATGCAGACTATTCCGGATACATCGAGACCTGGCGGCAGTGGTGGAAGGGTTCGGTGCCCGGTGTCCACACCCGGTCCGCCGAATACGCCGACGGGACAAAAAAGAGAAAGATCGCCTCCCTGCGGATGCCGAAGCGGGTCTGCGAGGACTGGGCCAACCTCCTTCTGAACGACCGCACCACCTTCCAGATCGCGGACGAGAAGACCGCCGCCTATCTCCTGGGCTCGGATGAGCAGCAGGTGGGCGGGCTACTTCGGGAGCTGCACTTCTGGGACAACGCCAACAAGCTGGTGGAGCAGGCCTACTGGTCCGGTACCGGGGCCTTCGTGCTCAGCGTTACCGGTGTCAAGGGCGAGGGCGGCGCACTGATCGCACAGCCGGATGCCCGCATCGAGCTGGACTATGACCCGGCGTCCTGCATCCTGCCCCTGAAGGTGGAGCGCGGCATCGTGACCGAGGCGGCTTTCGTCTCGGAGTGTATGCGGGGCGGAAAGCCCGCTGTCTACTTGCAGACCCACACCGGCGACACGACGAGCCGCACCATCCGGAACGAGTGGTTCGCTGTCACGGATACTGTCAGCGGCATCCCGGAGTTCTCCCCGCTGCCTGCACCGAAGGGCACTGTGGAGAGCATCACCGTGCAGGATTCCCCGCCGTGGTTCGCGCTGTTTTCGCCCGCTGCGGTCAAGAACATTGACGGCGGTTCCGGCCTGGGCATGAGCGTCTTCGCGGAAGCTCTGGACGAGGCGCAGGGCATCGACCTTGCCTTCGACAACTACCGCGAAGACCTCCGGCTTGGCCATAAGAAGATCTTCTACTCCACGGACCTCTGCCGGAAGGTCGTAGACAAAGACGGCGTCGAACACCACATCCCGCCGGACGATGATGTGGTGAGCCAGTTCGTCATGCTGCTGGAGAAAGAGGGCAGTCTGGACCAGCAGAATGAGTATCACGAGTACAACCCCGACCTGCGGGTGGAAGCCAACCACCGGGCCGTGCAGGATATGCTCGACCTGTTCAGCTTCAAGTGCGGGCTGGGCTTCCACCGGTACAAGTTCGAGACCGGCAACATCACCACGGCCACCGAGTACACCGGTAGCCGTCAGGACCTTGTCCAGTCGGCCAACAAGAACCAGATCCCCATCGAGGCCGCGCTGATCGGCATCGTGCGCAGCATCCTCTGGGCGGCCAAGAAATTGCTCGGTGCAGAGGTAGACCCAGAAACGGCCATTTCCGTGAACTGGGATGATTCCTACATCACCGACGCCGAGACCCGGATGGGCCAGATGCGGGACGACGCCCTCAGCGGCCTTCTGCCGCGGTACAAGTACCTCGCGGCCCGGTACGGCGTCAGCGAGGAGGAGGCCCGGAAGCTGGCCGAGGAAGCCCGCACCGAGAACCAGCAGCCGGAACTTAGCTTCGGCGGAGGTGCCTGATGCTGGCCCCGGACTACCTCGACCACGCGCCCGACCGGCTGGTCCTCCTTTTTCAGCAGGTGGAAGATGACATCCTGCGGGATGTGGCCCGGCGCATCTCCAAGATGGAGACGCTGACCCCGACGGCAAACTGGCAGCTCTGGCGCTACCAGCAGACCGAGGCCGTCCGGCAGGATGTCATCAAGAAGCTGGCCCGGTATACCGGCAAGAGCGAAGCCGCCATCCGGCAGCTCATGCAGGAAGCGGCCACGCGGGCACTGGACGCCGAAGACCAGATCTATTATCACTACAATCTTGAGCCGACGCCCTTCGAGGAAAACGCCACCCTGCAAGCCCTGCTGAATGCGGGCTACCAGCAGACGGCGGGCACCTTTTCGAACCTCACCGCCACCACGGCCAACACCGTCTCCGGCCAGTTCGAAGCCGCCCTCGACCGCGCCCACCTCAAGGTGAGCAGCGGCGCCTTTGACTACAAATCGGCCATCAAGGGCGCTGTGGACAGCCTGGCCGACACCATGAAGTATGTCACCTACCCCACCGGCCACCAAGACACGCTGGAAGTCGCCGCCCGCCGCGCCGTGCTCACCGGCGTGAACCAGACCGCCGGGAAGCTGCAAGTTGCCCGCGCCGACGAGATGGGCGTGACGTTCTTTGCCACAACGGCACATGGCGGCGCTCGGCCTTCTCACGCCGAGTGGCAGGGCAAGACCTACCACCGGGGCGGGGCCGTGGATTACCTCGGCAAGCATTACCCGGACTTTGAGTCCGCCACCGGCTACGGCACCGGCGCAGGGCTGTGCGGTTGGAATTGCCGCCACACCTTTTTCGCGGTGTTCCCGGAGCTCGGCGCTCCACCTGCCTGGACGCAGGAAAGCCTCGACGCCCTGAATGCCCGCGACATTGAGTATGACGGGAAGAAGTACACCCAGTACGAGATCAACCAGATGCAGCGGGCCAGAGAGCGCACCGTGCGCAAGTACAAGCGCCGGTATCTGGCCGAGGACGCTGCCGGGGCTGATACCACCCAAAGCGCCGTGAAGCTCCGCGCCGCGCGGGCCGAGCTGGCCGATTTCACCGCCAAGACCGGCGGCCGGGTGGACAGCGCCCGCACCATGGTCTCCGGCTTTGGCCGCAGCGCCAGCGGGAAGGCAGCGTGGGCGGCGAAATATGCCGCAGACAATATCCGCATCGGACGTTCTATTGGAGCAAAAGCGAAAAACTACGTTGTAGTTGACAAATCCACTGGAGAAGAATATTATTTTGTTGAGGGAACCAGAACGCAAAATGCACAGGTATTCGCCGGAAAAGGCGGTGTAAAGCCACTCCGCGAAGAAGTCGCTCAGGGGCTTGCCGCAGAGTTTGGCGGCAAACCTGAAGAGTGGCAGCACTGCAAAGCGCAGGGCTGGCTTGATGTAGATGGTGAAGCTGTAAAGGCGGAAGTTCATTGGTTCCAGAATGGCAGCGAAAAAGTCAAGTTTAAGGTAAAGAGGTGGTTCTATGACGAAGATTAACACAGTCCGCTATATTGGCGATACATCCCCGCTGGAATTGACCCACGGCAAGGTTTACAAGGTTCTTTCCGTTGAACGGGGCTGGTATCGCATTATTGACGATACCGGAGAGGATTATCTGTATCCCGCCGGAAATTTTGAAATCATCAACTGAACCACGATGCACACGCACCGTGGTTTTTGTTTACCCATTTTTAGCACGATGCAGTTTGCACCGTGCTTTTTTATGCCGTTTTAGCTCAGATGGAAGAGCGGCTGATTTGTAATCAGCGGGCCGTGGGTTCGAATCCTGCAAACGGCACCATGCGGCGGGCGGCGCGTATCCCGCCCAAGACCGGACACTGACAGAGAACAGCGTAATAAACTGTGGTCTCACAAATTGAAAGGAGTTTTCCCCTATGAAGCGCGAAGACGTGAAGAACAAGATCCCCGGCATCACCGAGGAGCAGCTCAACTGGATCATGACCGAGAACGGCAATGACATCAACCGGGAAAAATCTGCGGCCGAGCAGTTCAAGACTCAGCTCGCCAATGCGAACGCCCAGCTCAAGACCGCACAGGAAGGGCTTGCCGCATTCGACGGCAAGAAAAAGCCCGAAGAGTACGAAGCGGACATCGCCAAGCTCAAGGCCGACATGCAGAGCCAGGCGGAGGGCTTCGCCTTTGACAATGCCCTCAACACAGCCATCCTGGGCAAGAAAGGCCGCAGCGTCAAGGCTGTGCGGGCCCTGCTGGACGTGGACGCCCTCAAGGGCTCTAAAGACCGCTCCACCGACATCGACAAGGCGCTGGAAGAGGCCGCAAAGGCCAACCCCTGGGCCTTCGGCGACACGGAACAGCAGCAGAAGGGCGCTGGCACCTACTCCACCGGTGCCGAGCACGGCACCCCGCCCACCGGGGACACCGACCCCGTTCTCTCCGCGTTCCAGGCGATGAACCCCGGCATCAAGATCGACTGATAGAAAGGAAACATTATGGCACACGAAGCACAGGTTCGTTATTCCCAGCTCGTAGACCTGAAGCTGCGGGCAACGCTGGTCAAGAAGGTCGGCGTCATCTGCAACAACCGCTACGAAGGCAGCCCCAAGGCTGGTTCCGTCAAGGTCCCCGTCCGCGACACTGAGGTCGTCGTGAACGACTACAACAAGTCCACCGGCGCGAAGCGCACCGAAGGCGACACCTCCTACATCACCGTCAACATCGACCACGACAAGGCCGTCAACGAGATCATCGACGGGTTCGACGCCGAGAGCGTTCCCGGCAACCTGGTGGCCGACCGTCTGGACAGCGCCGGTTATTCGCTGGCTCTTCAGATGGACACCGACGGCTCCACGGAGCTGACCACTGCGGGCACCGCCTTCGGCACCACTACTGCCCTGACCGAGAAGACCATCTATCCCAACATCGTGGACGCCCGCACCCAGATGTCCACCATCGGCGTCCCCACCTCCGGCCGCTGGCTGCTGGTCTCTCCGGACACCTACGGTCTGCTGCTGAAGAGCCCGGAGTTTATCAAGGCCTCTGACCTGGGCGACGCCGTGGTCCAGACCGGCGCAGTGGGCCGCATCGCAGGCTTCACCGTCTTCGAGGATTCCACCCTCGGCGAGAACGTGGAGTATGTAGCAGGCCACCCCAACTGGTTTGCTGTCATTGAAGAGTGGGCCGTGCCCGTCCATGTGCAGGACCTGTCCGGTTCCGGCGACTTCATCGGCGCATCTGCCGTGCAGGGCCGCAAGGTCTACGCCCACAAGGTCACCAAGCCCCAAACCATCCTTGTGAAGAAAAAGGCCGGCTAAGGAGGCCCCAATGCTCTACTGTACCTACGATGATTACCAGGCCGCAGGCGGCACCCTGGAACAGGACGCCTTCGCCCCGCTGTGCGTCCGGGCCTCGAAGCTCATTGACCGGATGACCTTTGGCCGGGCCGAGGCCCACGCCATGGTCTGCGAGCGCTGCGCGGGAGACCTCCGGCTGGCGGCGGTTCAAATCATCACCTTGCTGGGCCAGACGGAGGCCGTCAAGACCTCTACCGGCTATGCGCCGGGTGTGTCCAGCGTCAACAACGATGGGTATGCCGTCACCTTTGCCGACGGTGCCCTGGCCGAACGGACCGCGGCCGAGGCCCGCAACATCCTCGCCGAGTGCCTGGGCAGCGACCCGCACGGCCTGCTGTATCGGGGGTGTTTCTGATGCAGTGCAGCGTCACCGTCGTCAACCTCGTGCACGACGTCAAGACCGAGACGGACACGCCGGTCTGCAAGGTGCTGGCGGGATGCAGCTGGCGGGAGACACAGACCACCCAGAGCGGCGACCCCCAGCGGGCGGTGCATATCCGCCTGCCGCCTGCTGCGGGGTATCTGCCCTATGCTCAGTGGGCCAAGCTCCCCGCTGCCGAAAAGGCCGCGCACTGGACCCTCAAGCGGGGCGACAAGCTCGTCGTGGGGGCCATCCGCAGCCTGACCGAGGCCGAGTATGCGGCCCTCGAAAAATCGCACATCTGCTGCACGGTGGCGGCGGTCTCCGACAACCGGGAACCGCTGCTGCCGCATTTTCATGTAGAAGGGAGCTGAGCACATGAACGGCCCGACCGTTGACCTGAAGCTCCGCTTTCGTCCCGGCTTTCAGGCCGATATGGACGCAGGGTTCCAGAGGGCACAGTATGCGTTCTCCCAGCAAGTGGCCAAAGCTGTGGACCCTTATGTGTCCTTCGATACCGGCACCCTGAAGAACAGCGTCAATCAGGCATCTGACTTCAAGGGCGGCAAGCTGGTCTATAACACCCCGTATGCCCGCAAGCAGTATTATCTTCATGCGCAAGGCACAGACCTTCGCGGGGATACCGGTCTGCGCGGTTCTTACTGGGGCCAGCGGGCCATTGCCGCCCACAAGGATGAACTGATCCAGTTCGCCCGGAACGCCGTCAAAAAAGAGCTGGGAGGTGGCACGTAATGGCCAAGACATCCATCACGGCCATGCGGGAATGGCTCAAGACCTGCCCGCTCATTGCCGAAGAGCAGACCGAGAACGGCGCGGCCTTCCGCATCGCCGGGCTTTCTCCGGAGCCGGTGGCGGAATTTTCCATCGAAGACAGCCCCACCGACCCCGTTCTGACCAGCTACTTCTCCGGGCGGAACATGGCGAAGAGCTATGTGTTCCTGAGCCGCCGGGAGTACAGCGAGGCCCAGAGCGTCCAGATCGCGAATAGCGGCTTCTTTGAGCAGCTGACCGACTGGGTGCTGGCCCAGAACGACCGGCATAATTTCCCCCGCCTGGAAATCCCCCGGCAGCCCCTCAGCGTGTCCGTGACCGCGTCGGGCTACATCGTTACCAGCAGCGCCGGAAGCTGCAAGATGCAGATGCAGCTCCGGCTCGTCTATTATCAACCGAAAGGAGTTTCTGTATGACCGTTACCGAAGCTGTTACCAATTCCGGCCTGACCCCCAGCGCCACCTATGCCGGCATCGAGGAGACCGATGACTTCGTCTTCGCCGTGCAGACCGAGAGCACCCAGACCAAAAAGAGTGACTGGATCGTCTGCGCCGACCATGTGCGGGAGCACTCCGGTTCCCTGAACGCATCCACCAGCGACAACACCTACATCCGCACCGGCCCTGTGACCAACAAGAGCCACGCGCAGCGCACCCTCACCATCAACGGCGACCGCTGCCCCGGCGACCAGTTCCAGGATTTCCTGCTGTCCCATAAGATGCTGTACGGCACCGGCCAGAGCGTCATCGTGCCGTACCTCTACTTCTCCCTGCGCACCGGCAAGGGCGAAGTCGGCAAGGCTGCCATCATCGTCACGTCCGACGTCGGCGGCTCTGCGGGCGCGATTGCCACCTTTGCCGCCGACGTGAAGGGCATCGGCACCCCGGCGGAGTTCGACTACACCACCAACGCCGAAGCCTGAGTGACCCGATACAGCCTTCGCCCGCACCGGGCGGGGGCTTTTTTGATAGGAGAGTTCCATGAAGATCTTTGAACAGGAATTTGATTTTTCCCCGCTGAATGCCAATGACATCGAGCGGATGGAGCAGGCAAAGGCTCAGCTGGACCGCGAGACCGAGGCAGAACGCCAGCGGCTCCAGCGGGAACGTGTCAGCTATGCCGATGGGCTGCGCGGCCAGTGCCGTTTGCTGATGCACTTTCTGGATGGTGTGCTGGGCGACGGTGCTTCTGCCCGCCTGGGCCTGGATGGCAACGACCTCGGCAAGGCGATGGAAGTCGTCGTTGAGATGACCCGCGTCGTCAACGAGGGCCGCAAAAAGTTTGCCCTGCCCGATAGTCCCGCCGCTCCCATTTCGCAGAACCGTGCCCAGCGCCGCAAGAAGAAGAAGCACAAGCCCCACAGCCGTTCCGAGGGGTTCGGCCCCGCTGTGCAGATGGTGGAGCGCGTGGACGACAAAGCCGCCCGCCGGGCTGAACTGCTGCGTCAGCTGAACGCGCTGGAACATGCGTGATATTTTGTTGGAGCCCCTGCCGACCGAATGGGAGGGCCGTGCCATCGACCCGGATTTCCGGCACATGGTCTGGCTGAGCAACCAATATCTGCGCGGCAGAGCAACGGCCGACCCGCAGGGCATGGCGCAGGAAGCCGTCCGGCGGTTCTACCGGGACCCGGTGCCGCCGCTCGATGTCCCTGCTGCCTTTCAGGCGATGCTGAAGTTTTTTGCCAGCGGCACCGAGACCGCCAGCAACGGCAAGGGCAGCGGAGGCACGGCCACGGTCAGCTTCGACTATTCCTTCGATGCGGATTACATCGTAGCCGCCTTTCAGCAGGCCTACGGCATCGACCTGACCACCGCGCAGATGCACTGGTGGCGGTTCCGGGCCTTGTTCCGGGCTCTGCCGGAGGACACCCTCATGGCCAAGATCATGTCCTGGCGCAGCATGGATACCTCCGACATGGACGGCAAGACCCGCCAGCGGTACGAGGACCTGAAGGAGGCCTTTGCACTGCCGAAAGAGCTGAAGGGAGGAAAGCGCATTGTTTCCGTTGCCGACCACAACGCCGCCTTCTATGCACGGTTCCGGCACGACTGACCGGCGTGTTCCGGTGCGCTGCCCCTTCTGCGGCAAGGCGCTGCCCGTCTGGGCCGTGCAGGACGCCGCAGCCCACGGTGTGTGGGTCAAATGCAAGAACCCGGCCTGCCGCCGGGAAATCGAGATCATGTTATAACAGCCTGTGCCCTTGTGCCTGCGCTCCGAATGAGAGGTGGACATCGTGGCAGATTTCAGCATCACCGGCGAAGTAAAGCTCAACAGCGACTCGGCAGAACAAAGCATCAACAAGTGGACGGTCGCCGCCGGAAATCTGATCGCAGACTTCGCCAAAAAAGCGGCTGAGTCCCTGCAAAGCGTCGTCAAGAGCGGCATCGAGTACAATGCCGGGATGGAAAGCTACCTGACCAACTTCAAGGTCATGCTGGGCGACGAGCAACTGGCAGCTGAAAAGCTGGAAGAGATCCGGAGGATGGCGGCTTCTACGCCGTTCACCCTGTCCGACCTGACCGACGGCACCCAGACACTGCTTCAGTTTGGCATCGCGGCGGATGATACCACCACTGTGCTCAAGCAGTTGGGCGATATTTCTCTGGGCAATGCAGACAAGCTGCAGACCCTCGTCCGGGCCTACGGCAAGATGTCCTCGGCCCAGAAGGTCACGCTGGAAAACGTCAACATGATGATCGACGCGGGTTTTAACCCGCTGAATCAGATCTGCGACGCGACCGGCGAAAGCATGTCGGACCTGTACAAGCGCATCTCGGACGGCAAGGTCGGCTTCGACGAGCTGGCCGCAGCCGTTGAGACCGCCACCAGTGAAGGCGGGCAGTTCTACAACGGCATGTTGGAGGCCAGCCAGACCGTGAATGGTCGGCTCTCCACGTTGCAGGACAACATCAGCGCCCTCATCGGCAAACTGACCGACGGTCTCTTCAAGGCCTACGGTGACATCATCGGCAAGGCAAACGAGCTGGTCGTGGCGTTCCTCGATGACGACGAAAAGATGCGTCAGTTGAAAGAGACCATCGGCGTTGTGACGGCTGTTGTCACCGCTGCCGGTGCGGCGTTTTTGAGCTATAAAGGCTACATCGCCGCTACCTCTGCGGTGACCGCCGTTCAGACAGCTGCCACGACTGCAATGACAGCAGCCCACGCTGCCGCAAAAAGCGGAGCTACTGGTCTAGCCGCAGCACAGGCCGGACTCAATGCGGTTCTGAAGGCAAACCCCATCGGGCTGGTCGTTTCTCTGGTGGCTGCACTGGCCGCAGGGCTTGTCACAGCCTATCATACGAGCGACACATTCCGCACTGCGGTCAATTCTGCGTTTGCGTCCGTCCAGAAAATCGCCCAAAGCGCCATCGGCACCGCGGTGGACTGGATCAATGAACTGGTTGCCAAGATCAAGGGGGCCGCTGCGGCCCTTGCGAATCTAAAAAACGGCTTCAGCGCAGCCAAAGACGCTTACAACGAAGCCTATAATGGCGCGATGGACGACTACAACCAGTCCAAGCTCGAAAAGGCCGCAGCCAAGCGCAAGCAGCTCCACGATGAGCGCGTGAGGCAGTCACAGGAAGAAGCTGCGGCGGCGAAAACCTCTGCCGCAGAGATTTCGAGCGCTGCTGAGTCGGCAGCAGCAGTGACCCAAAAGGCGGCGGAGAAGTCCAGTTCTGCGGCCAGCAAAGCCGCCTCCGAGGTGATGAACTCCATCACCGCGACCAGCACCCAGGTGGAAAACGGCGTCACCCGCACCACCGAAACGGTCAACGAGACGCTGAAAAACGGAACCAAGCAGCAAAAACAGACGGTCACAGAAACCAGCCGCCAGATGGTGAACGGCGTCCTCTCCGATGTGAAGACCATCACGACCACGGCGGCGGACGGCACAAAGAAAGTCACCCAGAGCATCGAAGCGGTCCGCGATGTTGTCTCCACCACGAAGGACACACAGACCCAGCTCGTGGACGGCGTGAAGGTCACAGTCGAGAAGACCACCCAGCTGCTGGCCGATGGCAGCGAGCAAGTCAGCACCGTCACGACGCAGACCGGCACCGAGATCATTGACGGCGTAGAGCGCACGGTCAAGACCGTGACCACCATCGCTGCGGATGGCACCAAGACCGTCAGCAAGACCATCGAGGACGCCGGACCGCAGTTCTCCAGCGCAGCCGAGCTGCTGACCTACCAGTTTACGGAAAAGCTTAATTCCAGCTGGGAGCAGATCAACAAGTCCATCCAGAGCGATGTCATAGGCAGCATTCAGACGCTGTTCAAGGCGATCCAGGACGGCGATCTGGAAAGCATCGCCACATGGTCGGCGGCCTATTTCTGGAACGCCTGCACACAGGAGCAGCGCACCCAGATTCAGACCTTTGCCATGGACGCCCTGAGCAAGCTGTCCAGCTCGCTGTCTGGCGTGTTCCAGAACGTCGCGGGGCTGGCGTCCAGTTTTGTAAGCCAGTTCGTGCCCGCCGTTGCGGCTGCCACCACCGGGCAGACCGCCCTCAACGTGGCCATGGACGCCAACCCCATTATGCTGGTCATCTCCCTCATCGGCATGTTGGTGGGCGCGCTGGTCTCCTTTGCAAGCACCAACAAGGATGTCGCCTCCGGCTTCCAGCGGGTCTGGCAGTGCGTGGAGGATGTCATCTCGGTCGTCTTCGAAGGGATGCTCCGGTTCATCGGCCTCAGTGTGCAGGGCTTCGTGAGTTCCGTCAATGGCATCATCGACATCTACAACAAGGTGGCAAAGGTCCTGAAGCTCAGCACCATCAGCCGGGTCTCGAACCCGCTGTGGGACCAGGCCGACAAGATCGCCGCCAAGCGCAAGGAGAACCAGGCAAAGCGCAAAGCCTCTTCGGAGGCCAAGGCCGCGCAGGCGGCTCTGGATACCCAGTACGCCCAGGATTCCGGCGCGGCGGAAAAGAAACAGTTGGAGGCCGAGTATGCCAAGAAGGCCGCAGAGCTTGCCAAGGCCAAGCTGTCCAGCGACAGTCCTGACATGCTCGATGCCGAAAAGAACGTCGCGGCCGCAGACTACGCCAAATCGCTCGCCGACCTGGAAAAGAAGCTGCTGGATGCCCAGTACAAGAAGGCCACCGCTGAGCTCAGCAAGCGGACCGAAACGGACGCTGCGGCGCTGGCCGAACTGGAAAAGCAGATTACCGAGGCGGACAACACCATCCGGTCCGGCGATTTGGAGAAGGAGCTGCTGCGGGTCAACTACGAGAAGACCCTGAAGGAGCTGGAGGCCAAGTACCAGCCCAAGAAGGACAACACCAGCTCCGGCGGCTCCGGCAGTGGCTCCACAGGCTCCAACAAGCCCACCCCCACACCAGAGCCGTCCACCCCTACGCTGCCCGACAACACCGGGGCCATTGAGGACAACACCGCCGCCATCCTTGCGGCCAACGAAAAGCTGGCCGAGATGGTCCGGCAGGCCAACAGCCTAGTCCTCAGCGACAACATGGCTGTCTCCCGCAGCGTGGCCGCCTCCGGCACCGCGCAGGTAGCTGCTGCCGCCAACAACTACCACCGGGACGGTGACACCAATATCGTCCAGAACATCTACAGCAAGGCCCAGACTGCCGCCGACCTGCAGCGGGAAGCCCGCTGGGAGGCCGACCGGGCCAAGGCTACCAAACGATGAAAGGAGCGCCTGAATGGAACGACAAGATCACCTCATGCTCGTGACCGATGCGGGCGCGGAACTCCACCTGGGCTGGGATTACGGCATCCCCTACAGCATCGACCCGCTCAACGGCGTGGCCGTCGAGCTGCAGCTTGCCCAGGGCGTCAACCAGGTGGGGCAGACCGTGGAGGACCAGACCGTCGCGGGCGTCTCGCGGGAGATCATCGCCGACTGCTGGTCGGAGCACGGAGACGCTGACGCCGAACTGCTGCTCCGGACGCTGACCTACAAGACCAAGGGCACCCTCTACTTCGGCGACAAATGGTTCTGCCGGTTCGTGGTTTCAAAGACCCCCTACACCACGCAGATTCACGGCTTCCCCCGGCTCGACATGATGCTCTTCTGCCCGAAGCCTTTCTGGTATTCGCTCACCGCGGCCAGCTATACGCTGGGCGGCTATACGGCAGCGTTCCGGTTCCCGGTCAACTATGCCGCACCTCACCGCTTCGGCACGAAGAACCAGAGCGCCTTTGTGAATGCCCGGAACACCGGAGCTCTGCCGGTGCCCTTCACGGCGGTGCTGCGCAGCGATGCTGCTGTGGTCAACCCCTGCATCGTCAACGCCGTCACCGGCGAGTGTATCCGCATCCTGACCACCCTGACGCCGGGTCAGACCATCGAGATCTACCGCACCACGACCGACAAGCTGGCCGTCAAGCGGACGGAGCACCAAGTCGAAGAGAACATCTTCTCCCTGCTTGACGAGGACAGCGACCTTGTGGAGCTGGCCCCCGGTGACAACCCGCTCAAGACCGACGCCGACAGCGGCGTGGGCAATTTACAAGCCACTGTGACCTTCTACCCGATGTACAGCGGCATCCTGCCGGAGGTGATCGCATGACGCTGGACGTTTTGGATGGAACCACCCTTGCCCGGCTGGGCTGCATCGAGGTCTGGGTGAGCCTGTATTGGGACGATCCCTACAACACCCTGACGGAAAGCAAGCTCGAAGTCCGGCCCACGCAGGAAAACCTCGAACTGCTGCGGGAAGGCCGCTGGCTCAAGCGCAGCGACAGCAACGTCCCCATGCGCATCTGCCACCGGAGCAACGAGAACCAGGATGCGAATCTCGTCTGCACCCTGTTCCCGGCCACCTGGATCTTCAGCAAGCGAGTCTCGACGGAAATCGTCAAAGACGAGAACGCTGAGCAGGCCATGCGGCGATTGGTAGCCGCGATGCAGCCCTGGCCCCGGCTGGAACTGGGCAGCGTGGTAGGGTTCGACACCCGCTACACCGCCCAGACCTCCGGAGGCAGCCTGCTGGAATATTTCACCACCCTCGGCGCGGCCTGTGACCTGGGCTTCCGGGTGGTGCTGGCAGGCAAAAACGCCGACAAGAAGCTGCGGTTCGAAGTCTACCGCCCCACGGCAGACCCCAACAACCGATTCAGCACCAAGTGGGGCAACTTGCAGGGTGCCAGTTGGGCCTTTGGGGACAACGACTACTGCAATGTGGCCATCGTCCAGGGTGCAGGTGAAGGCGAAAACCGCGCCACCGTGACGGTCGGCCTGACCGACGCCACCGGTGCCGACCGGCGGGAGCTCTACGTGGATGCCCGCGACGTCCAGCCCGACGAAGAAAAGGGCGAGACCAACCAGAGCGCCGACTATTTGCAGCGCCTCATGGACCGGGGCGCCAACAAGCTGCTGGACCAGCTCCGCACCGGCAGCATCGAGATCAGCCTCGACGCCGACCTTGCCCCCGGCGATGTGGCGTTCTGCACTCTGCCGGAGCTGGGCTACCGGGCCACGGTCCGGGTGGCAGACGTCATCACTCAGAGCCAGGCCGATGAGACCACCCGCACCCTGCGGCTGGGTACGCCGGTCTGGCACAGGCTCTAAGGAGGGATATTTTGAGCATTATCACGACCTATCCCCTCAACGGCATCGACTACGACGCCCGCGACGCAGCAGGCTACAACGCCACCCGCACATCCGGCGTGTACAGCGCCGAGGAGGACTTTGCGGTCACGCCCGCAGGCGGCGTCAAAGTGACCGTGAGCGCTGGGCAGGGCTGGGTCCGGCCCGCGCGGTTCGAGGGGTACAGCATCATCATGCGGGAGGCAGAGACCCTGACTCTCGCCCTGGCGGACGGCCAGCGGCCCCGCATCGACCGCATCGTGCTGCGCTACGACGCAGCGGCCCACAAGTCCTCCCTGCTGGTAGTACAGGGCACCCCGAACACCCAGCCCACGGCACCGGCCATCTCCCGCACCGCCACCGTGTACGACCTCTGCCTCGCGGACGTCACGCGCCCGGCGGGCAGCACGTCCATTACCGCCGCCCACATCAAGGACACCCGCACCAACGAGGCCCTGTGCGGCATCATGCGGGACGCTGTGACGCGCATCCCGACGGAGCAGCTTATTGCACAGGCAGAGGGGGCATTCCAGGACATCCAGAGCATCACCCTCCAGAAGACTGTAGTTGACCAGTACACAGCAGCGGCCCTGGCTGGAAAAAACAGCGCCGAAGCCAGTGCCCTGTGTGCTGCGCAGAGCGCTGCGGCGACCGAAAACCTGCTGCATCTGGGCCTTGGCTATCTGACCGAAATTATCCAGACGCCTCTCGAAACCAACACCGGCACGTCACTGGAAACCGCAGGCGGCATCCCACTGGAAGCCAGCATCCGGGCCATCCGGACCGCAAAAACACTGGACGAAGCAGAGTATCTGCCGGTATCGCTGGGGCTGCTCAAGCAGTGCCTGGGCGGGCTGACACCTGCACCGACCCCAGGCACCACCACCGCGACCCTCGGCAAGGCCGTGGTCGGGCGGATGGTGCTGGGCACGACTTAACACAAGGAGAAAACGATATGAGGATCACAGACTTACCCGAACTGAGCGCGGCAGACCTTGCGGAAAATGACGTTGTTGCAGTGGACCACGATACCGGTAACGGCATCGAGACGCGGCAAATGACGGTAGCAGATCTACTGGTTATGACCATCGGCGGTTCGGCTGAGGACAACGCCGCCAGACACAACATGGTCTACCGTGGCAAAGCACTGGGCGGCAGCGTCACGAGCGAGCAGTGGGCAGCCATCAAAACAGGAACATTCAAAGACCTGTACCTTGGCGACTACTGGTCTATCGGCGGCGTGGACTACCTGATCGCCGCTTTCAACTACTGGCTTGCCTGCGGCGACACCGGCTGCACCGCAAACCATCTGCTTGTTGTGCCACGGAACAATCTGTACACCGCCAGTATGAACGGCAGCAAAATTACCACCGGCGGCTACGTCGGCAGTGAGATGTACAAGACCGGGCTTGCACAGGCAAAGACCACGATCAACAGCGCGTTTGGTTCCGCACACATTCTGAACCATCGGCAGGTTCTGGTGAACACCGTCACCGACGGAAAGTCCGCTGGCGCCGACTGGTACAACAGCACGGTTGAGCTGATGAACGAGAGCATGGTCTATGGCGGGCGGCAATTCTCGCCCATGCCGGACGGCCGCGGGCCGTGGGACACCTGCTGTAACTATACCATCGACAAATCGCAATTGCCTTTGTTCCACCTTGCCCCGTGGCTGATTCATAGCCGTACCTGGTATTGGCTGCGAGACGTCGTCTTTGCGAACGGTTTCGCGGGCGTCTCCGGTGACGGCACTCCGTCCTGCGCCACTGCCAATGTCGCCAATGGCGTTCGTCCCGTCGTCGGGCTGATCGGCTGATCGAACATCCTGCGGGCTTGTGCCGCAGGATTGAAACAACTCAGAAGGAAAGGATATCACATGGAAAAAGAAAAAAGGACATGGACGGTTACGTTGGCTGATGGGACAAAGCTCGAAAAGCTGACCCTGAACGCAGGAGCCAACACGTTCCATAGTGCATCCGAAATCACCGCAGAAACGTTCAACGGCAAACTGTCGGAAGTCCACATTGCCGCCAGCGATGGCAATATGACGGGGTGTGCCTACCCGGACACCCTGCATAATGCAGAGCTTGTGCAGATTATGCAGCCCGCTGACACCCCGGACGGGACGTGGCAGTTTATCTTGCGAGAAATTCCAGAGGATGAAGTCACTAAAGCCAAGGTAGAAAAACGTTTCACTTCGTTGGAAGCGGCAAACGACGACATTGTGCTCATGATGGCTGATTTGATTGGAGGTTAAAATATGAAGACGCTGAACAACCTGAAACTCCGCATCATGGTGCGGGCGTTCCGCATCCGGCTGAACAACGGCGAAGCCTTTGAGGAAATCGCGGCGGATTACCCGGCCCTGACCGCTGACGACCTGGAAGCCATCAAAGAAGCCGTCGAGCAGTAAGGCGGCGTGGAATAAGGAGAACGAACATGGCAATCTCTTATAAAAAGCAGAGCTGGACCGACGGGCAGACCACTGTGTATGCAGCCAACATGCAGCACATCGAACAGGGCATCGCGGACGCGACGAAGGCCATCAATGAGATGCAGCAAGGCCCCGGCTTCACCAATAGGGCAAAGCAACTGGTCGCCACGCTGTTTGCCGGGGCGGCCTACGGCAGCAAAGGGATGAGGAGCACCCTGCAATCGCTGTGTACCGAATGGGGCATCGAGATGCCGAATGTGCCCGATAGCCCCACTAAGCCGGACACCACCAGCACCCCCGTGACAGTGCCAGGAGAGACCGCCGTTTACGAGCTGACCACCCCCACCGTCTTCAAGACCGCCGAAAAGAAGTACATTGACACCGGGGTCAAGCTGTTCGAGGATATTTCCACCCAGCCGACCTGGACCATCCTGCT